GAAAACCATGACTGAAAGTACGAACCCATGGAAGAGCATCATCACCGTCTACAGCAGGTGCAGGCAAGAAACGAATCTGTGCCATACCGTTACCTGATTTATCTACTGATGGTTGCCAAAAGCGGGTGTCATCTTTTGAACCGGCTTCTGAAGAACCGGATTGAGTATCGTTGATTGCTTTGGTAAGTTTGTCCAAAGAACTACGATCACGTTTTAGATTTGCGAAATTCGCCATTTTTATTACCTCGTATATTAATGTATGTTAATGTATATTTTTTGTCCACATGATGCATGATATACTCCTATATATGCTTCTTCCAAATGGCTGGATTAAAACTCATAATATAACCTTCTTCAAAATCAACTTGTATTTTACATCATCCAGCATAAGAAATACGGCATACTTTGTCAATTTCATTTCATAGTCTGGCCAACGGATAGTATCCGAAATTCTTTTGTTCCACATGGGCAAGAAGTTAAGGATTCTGTTTAGGATGATTAGTGTCTCTGGAGATATCTCTTTACGCAAAGCTTTAGTTAAGAGTATTGGATAGTCTCCATTCGTCTCCAAAACATCGTTTGGATTCTTATAGTCACTAAACAAGTTCTTACATTCATTCTCAAAGGTATAAGACAATGATTGTATAACCTTCTGCCTTTGCCTATAGATAACTTCACATTCTTCACTTAGTAAAGTACCTGCCCAAGCTTTACTATCTTCTAACAGATTAGCTACAAGAAAATTGGTGTAATCATCCTTGATTGGATGTTTACGGGATAATTTATAAAAGTGGAACTTATCTTTACGATTTTCAAATGTAACAACGCTAATGTTACTTTTCCCATTATACTTTAGATAGTCATAAGATTTTTGGGTAAAGTGCAATTTCAAAGCATTGTATATAGAGAAGGCTTCGTAACCTGTCATCATATTGGCAATCTAGGGCTTTTATTCTTCAATAAGTTAAATTCTATTGCATTACATTCAATTTTAGATTTGAGGTTTGAATTAATTAATGTTGATGCCACCTCAATCTCTAAACCTGTTTTTCTGCAATACTCTATAATTGCTTCAATGTAATTGTAATCTGTTTTAGAAACTAGATTATCAATCTCTTTTGCAAACTTGGCCATTTCATCTTTCGTAGGCATTTGGTAAACCCATTAAATAAGTTTCTTCGGTTGAAAAGTTAAATTTACTCATCATTTTTCATCCTTAAATTACGACATTGTTCTTTCATTTTGATTGAATAATCTGGAGATATTTCAGAATAACTACAATCATAATACCTATCACTAGTCATAATATTCAACGCAATGTAAGCCGAAAAAAATAACATAACTAAAACAAGTAATGTCATGCTAATATTACTTAACAATTGTTTCATATAAAGTCTCAAATTGTTCATGTGTGGCCACTTCTTCATCAAAATTCTGCTTATGATAAACCTTAACCATTTTACTAACTAGTCGTTTAGGTAATTGTAAATCTTTTGCAATAGCAGATACAGATTCTTTAATATAATCTTTCTCGCCTTCCATCCGAGTCATTGCACCAGAACATTCTTTGAGAACATCTAGTAATTTCTTACGATCTGACTCGGACGAAATTTGATTTACTGATAATTGAACTACAGCCATAATATAATACTCCTGGTTAATTTTCAAATCGTGGAGCAATTAATGCTTCACAGAGAACAGCATGTTCGTTTGCATATAAACAATTTACCATTATATCAGCTATATTGATATTTCGTGTATCTGCATAACTTTTATAAAAAATATGATTGCCAATTTTAATTGTTCTTGGTAATCCCCACATAGGATTTACATAGGCCGCATGAAAGTATGTTGCACCCTTCGTAGGGTCTTCCACTAAGTGGTAATTAACAAGAACAAATATTGCTAAGTCACGAATATCATTATACAACGGTTCATGTTTGATTGTCAACCTTTTTTTGGCAATATTTGGTTGGCATGTCCATGAAAATTGGCAAATAATAACACCATTTACATTTTTCGTCCTTTGTTTTACAACTCCACATATATCTTTACCATAATTACCAGAAGCAAGCCGATTAAGTGTTACAAAGGCAACGGCTAGTTTACCAATATGAGATTCATAACCGGATTCAAAATAAATGTTTTCAGTTAAACAATCAACTTGTTTTTGTATTGGTATTTTTAAATCGTGATAATCAATTTTGTGGGGTATTGCGTAGCTTGACGAAAAACATGAAAGTGCTATGATTGCTACGGTGACAGCTTTGGATATGCAAAGCATATTTTTCTCCTTGTTGAAAAGGGAGCAAAAATGCTCCCTAGACCCATCAGGACTTCTTAGGTTTTACTTCCGTTGGTTGAGGTGTTTGAGAAACAAAACCATTTAGAGCTTCCGCTTTTTTGATGATTTCTTCTTCTGATGGGAATAATGGAAAACCGGGATGTGCAGGTGAAGGGGTTCCGTTAATCTTGGATTCTTCTACCTTGGTTGACCATTCGTTTGAAATGATTTCACGCCGACCATAGTAATCATCGGTCAGCATGTCTTTTGCCATTTTCAAGAGTTCGAGCCTTAGCTCGTAGGGTGTCATACTCATTTAATTCTCCTGTGTGTTTGTGTGTCCAGAATTACATCTGGTATTCTATTTAGTCCCAAAGTGCTTCATAATACTTACCAAACAGGCGAAAACCATTTTCCTTGCGTTTTTGCCAGGCCTTCAAACCAACCCAATCTACCTTGAGTTTACTTTGATAGTTACTATCATTATCCCATGGAAATTTATCATCACATTCTGAGTGGTCGAAAAATTGACCTTCAGCATCATCATCAGCTTTCTGCTCAAATGCCCAAATCATTTCATCAAGAACCCATTCCCATCTAATGTGGAGGTGAGCCCATTCATCTTCATAGGCCTCAGTTTCTTTGTAGAAATCAAAAACTGTTTGTGAATCATGTTCTGCCGTACCTGAGGCTCTCAGATATTCTGGAACATCCTCAAGGTCAACAAACGGTGAACCGTGTTTGGTTTCCCGAAGCTGTTTCAACATTGGTAAAATGATTGGAGCTAAGGTGTTGTCCATACCCCAAGTGTCCCAATAATCAATCTTTATATAATCAATTTTTGGATGAATTGTATCTAGGACTTTCCTTAGTCCTTCACAGATTGGATTTAGTCTGTCTGACCACTTATCAATTAAAGGTTCTTTATAGTCAATCTCACGCCAGAAGAATACTTTTTCCAGAATCGTGTAAGGACTTAACCAATGATAACGAAACTTATTGGTGTATACTTTCATAATATAATCCTCAAATTAGTGGTTGGTTATTCTGTTACGAGGAAACCAACCGAAACCCTAAGCTGTTATTAGGCAGCTAGTGCGTATGAGTTATCATTTGCATTTATTGGTTTTTTACTTTTTACGACTATCTGTGTCGAGTTGTCCATTCCGTTACTTGTTGCCCTGTCGAATACTGAGTACACCCCCATCAAAATAAACTTTTGAGTACCCCAATAATTATTCCTATCATAGGAATTAACATGAGGCTCAGTCCAAACAATATTATAACAATGAAAATATATTTCATAAAATTTATTTTGGTGGAGATGGGGGGATTTGCACCCCCGTCCAGAACACTTTTCTCTTTACTTCATACAACTATACAACCATTATATATCACTTCGCAATTTTAGTCAATGGTGAATTCGCTAAAAACGACAATAATTGGGTACGGTACATATGCTTTTGCCTAATAAAGATTTGTGGTTGCCCACCCTCTACTGCAATGGCAACAACCAAAGTATCAATCCTTTTATTGGTTAATTCTTCAAACATTTCAGCATAAGCCGTACATTGTAGGAAATAATTTAGAATATTTTCTTCCAACTTTTCTTTTGATGAGGACTTATAATCTATGATTGATAACTTATGATTCCAGTCCGCAATAGTATCAACACGACCAGCAATCCTTAATTTATCAGAATAGAGTGGTTGTTCAATTGCATATATCTTACCTATATTTTCATCCAGTTCCGGCCGCAATTGTAAAAACAACTCTTTGATATTTGGCATCATATTGCGAATTTTTAAATCACTCATTTCATTGAGCAAATACTTTTCACAGGCCAAATGCAAAGCTTCACCTCGGCGAGAAGCCTTACCAGAAATTTTGTTGGCTTCTTCTTCACCAACTCGCTTACGCCATGCATCAATAGCACCTTTGTTCATAGAACCAAGTACCGTTGTTACTGATGGGTATGCTTTACCTGAAGGTGTGTAATATACACGACCAGATTCCGTTGTCTTTGCTTCTAATTCAAAATCTAATTCAGGTATTTTTTCATGGGCAAAAATCATCTATTATTCATTCTCTTTGTAATTCTATCAACATGTTTTTTTACAACTTCAGCTGATCTAGCTTCTTTGATAGATTTTCTACCGTATCTATTTCCAACTTCACTACCGGGATGAGCTTCTGCTACTTTTGATAACACTTCTTTAAATCCATCTGATAGCCTGTGAGAACCCATTCCCGCAACACTAGAAACAATCATTGGTGACATAACAATAGACTGAATATGTGGATTTTCTTTGAGAAATTCTTCACGCTCAGAAATCTTCATAAACGATTCAAATACTTCATCGGTTTCTGTATCAATAAATCTATAAGTTGGCATTAAACCACTCCGGAATGTTACGACTATTCACTTTGCCTTTCCATGAGGCTAGGTGCTGCTTATTACTTATGTAATAATTCCTATACGATGCCAAAGA